CCTACTTCACCTAACAACGATCCTCCATACAACATCTCCGATGACATCTTTCCCAACCATAACTTTCCCTTTTGATCCACATACCGCACTACACCCACACGACATAACTCTTTTCCTATACTATCATTTATATATATTTTACCACTTGTTGGTTGGTACATCTGAATTATCATTTTGGCCAATGTAGATTTTCCTGAGCCAGATTTTCCACATATACCTATTATCTTGCCTCCATGCGGTCTTATTTCCAAATTGAGGTTCTTTATTATTGGTTCGGTAGCATGTTTGTGTTTAAATGTTACGTTTTCAAATCGAATAGATTTGATTGGCTCATCTATATATCTATCACTTTCGTCATCCTCGTCGTCAATATCATTGTCCTGGATATCAGATTGCGTCAAATCCATTTGCTCAAATCGTTTAAGAACAGTTTGTGCCCTCCCAATAAACTCTAATGTATCAGGGATCTGCTTGATCAGGGTTTCCATATTTTCGCGATATAATAATAATATGGTTATGATCGTAATTACATTTGTAAGTGGTATCTTGTTTTTATAATATTTCTGTATTAACCTCCACATAATTATAAACATTGTTATGCTTGCAATAAAGTTCATTATGGTCCCATGATTATCACTACTATCATAAAATGCATAGGCACTTTCTCTCGTAATATCAGATTTTTCTCTAAAATTCTTGATCTCATTTCGCACTTGACCACGTGAGATAACCTTTTCGAAATTATTCAATATTTCTTGCATATAATTTTCAGTATCATTCACATTCTCTTCATATATATCATTGTATTTGGTCATATTATCAACAGTAACCCACATGTATACAAATTGTATTACAATGCTAGCAATGAAAATTAGTCCAATTGTTTTGTTTGTATATAAGAAATAGATAGACATCAGTAATAAGAACATAATATTAGGAAAAATATAGGACAACCAATCATTAACTGACATAAAAATGGTAGATGAAATGCGATTGATTGGAGAATTCATTTTCGTGAAATCAATATCACTAAAATTGTTGTTGTTTATTTTAAGCATAATAGCAAGAATTTGACTACGTACCCATTGTCGCAGATCAGTTAACAATTTGTTCTGGAAAATCTTATATATATGGTTCAATATCAAATAAGCAATAGATGTGCCTATGAACCATTTAAACATGGAAGTTGTACCACTCATATTTTTGGTCTGTAACATAGTTATCAAGTTGGATACTACGGTAGAAATGCCAGCAGAATGTAATATGGTAAGCAATATGCTAGTAATAAGCATCCCAATAGTATTCACCCATTCCTTGCGTATAAATTTATCCAGCAAATATTGTATTAAGTTCATAATAATATAATAAACAGAATTAGTTTATTATGAAGATGACTAAATAAAAATATTGAACTCTACTAAGTTATGTTTGTAGATTTCTAATACAAGTAGTATTTTACAGTCAACGATACAATCGAATTTAATTATCTGTTTTTTTATTTATTCTCATGATAACCATGATAAGCCAGGTGCCAAACAATACAATCATTGCGTTTATATTATCAGCACTGGTAGAGATGACCCACCTAAGTGCTTTACAGTGTGGCATGGTAGACGCAAAAGGTGTCATAATAAACCCTAGTATGGTAGATGGAACACACAAGTATATGTACAAACGTGGTGCAATATAATGCGAAACCGACCATAACAAGAATATCCCAATAGTTGGCATCATGAGTTGAATATATTCAGTCATCTCGTTTGACGTAATAGTAAAATCGTGCATATAGTTGTCCAGATCGGCTATGCGAAATCTGTTAAAAGATAATACACTATTATTGCAACATTGTTTTTCAATTTTTCAGCATTAGTCATTGTTTGTATTCCAGAAGCTAAACTGTTTGTCCCATTGTTCGAGTAACTCGACTGGAATTTCGGGGAGCACTGGATGAGCTTCCCATAAATATCGACAAAACGCCCAAGAATATTCAAATTGTAACGGATACAACTCGGCATAATTCGTCTTTAAGAATGTACCGATTTCATTTGGTAATAGGTCTAATTTAGCACTGGGCAAAACATATGATAATTGAACCAATGGTGAGAATGGTCGGTTGTGTGTGGAACTAATAGTAGATGATAAGAAATCGGTGTCAAAATGAGGAATATATTTACATAAATCAGAAAACAGAGGTGGGAAATGATAGGAGTATTTCCATTTCCAGTTGGGACAGTTACCAATATAGTAACGAAACACCCATTCTAGTCCTTCTAGATAATTGGTGCATATCGGTTTAATAACATTCGGTTTTTTATATACGGAAAACAGTCGTTTATAATAGCGGTCTTCCCAGTGGCTATCCTTTGGAGATATGTATTTTTCGTCTTGTCTATACAGAATAGGCGCATTGTTAACGACTTGTTCCTTTTCTTGCGGAGTGGTTTCCGGAAACTTACGATGGTCAAATTTGTCTCGAACAAAATACTCGTTGGTCAAGAATTCGTGTTCCTTTTTTGCTATTTCATTAATTAACAATGATAGATTTTTCCAATATATCTTGCCTTTTCTACGAGAAACGAGAAACTTGTCAGGATGATTTCCAATAAAGAACCGATACATGTCTAATAAAACGTCGATGCCATGCGTGCGAATGTTCATTGCCGGGAAATGGGGGAGGAAATCATTACCCAGTATAAAACATAGGAACACATAGTCATCGATCCTATCTGGATGGTTAGCAGTACAATTCATATTAGATAGAATAGATCCAGCCAATAATCGAATGTCCAAAAAATGTGGTTCATCATCACTGTCGCCACGCGTTTCTATTGGAATAGAACTCTTTAAGAATTCAGGAGCTTCTCGGAATATATATATGTTTTTACAATAATCGAGATGGAAGATGGATAACATAATGAGATCGGAGTCTAGACCATATACAGCAATATTATCGGTTGCCAGGTTGTTTGTCCGGATATACTGATATAACTTGTGCTCGCCTTCGCCGGGTACGTCAGAACAAGATGTTATAATGGTCTTGACGTTGAAATTGGTTTCAGAGTTTTTAAAATGATAGTTAATATGGGTGGTTAATTTGTCCATAAACAAAGTGCCGGGTGTAATCGCCGATGTATTCCAGGTAAATTGTGGAGGCTGATCATCATCCGAATTAAAATTTAGGTTTCCCATAAAATGAGATTTATACCGACGAGACCGTTGCTGATCCATCTTTGCAAGAGGCGCGACCCCATCAAAAGCAATATATAGCGTATATGAAGGTTGTATTAATAAAATGTAATCTTCGATTTTGCGAATGACCAGATTGATAATCATCGCGTCTAAGTCGGAATCTTTTGCTATACATTTGTTCCTTTCTAATTTCTCCACTGAATGAACTGCATCATATACAATCGAATTGCAGTCCATGAATAAGTGTTGAAATTGAAAAGAAGGCACAGATTTGAAGTAACGTAAATTTCTAACTATCTTAGAATAATTACGAATAATGTGTGAAAAGTAACTTGGAATGCCCATTGTATTACAAGTTAGATTAATAGAGTAGTTATTATAGTATAACGTCGAATGTTTATATTACTTTAACTAATAGTCTACGATATGTAAAAATACCAATTTATAAATAACGATATATTGTATAATTATGGGTAAGAGTAGAATTATCGGTAAAATAAAGACATCGAAAGACAATGAAGATGTTGAAAATCTTGTATCTGTAATAACCAATAAGATCAGTTACATACAGGATATTATACGTAATACGATGTACTCAATACAGAAGAATAAAAAAGATGGCATATTTAGTAATAATGACGTGAATATTTCAAATAATGTATTATCGGAATTGTTCCAGCGCACAGTAAAAATATCGAAAGAGTTAATTGCGACGACTACATCGACCGAGATAGACACTCGTTTAGTTGAGTGCCAAGATGTGATAAATAAGATATCGATGATTATATGCGGTTTTGGTACAAAACATATAGAAGATTTGTTGTTTATTAGTTTCGGATCCGAGTTCAAGAACATGACCCTAGCCGATCCAATAATGCAAACAAAGTACGATTTGATAAAGAAGTATATACAACCGACTGGATATAAAGTGCTGCATTGGAAGGCGAAGCAGAAGACATCGGTTCCTACGAAATCCTATTGCAATGACAAGATAACTGACGAGGAAATCAATATGTCGGAGTCACCAACATTCGAATGTTATGACATCGATCCAGGTACTGGTACATTTTACCAAAAGATATACGGCATACGTGTCCTGATACAAAATGAAAAAGCGAAAAAGAGCCTGTTAATAACCGGCATAATAGACGATATTTACTTAGATTGTATTACCAATCGGTATATAAACCATCGTATAGACGAGATAAATGGAATAGCTAACGGAAGACGTAGTATTGAAATGCATTTAATTCAGCGTATAACAGAAACAATGACCTTAAAAGACGTATTAGTACTTGGCAATAATGACGTAATAAAGAAGACATTTAAGATAATCAATGACGTAAATGGTGTAAAAAACAACAAATTAGATCAAACTATGCAAACATTCTTGGTTCTCGATATGTTTTCCCAGCGCGATATGATATTGAATTTGTTAATATATGACAATGACAACGATGTTAGTTACATGTGTTATTTATTGTATGAAGTATTATCAGTAAATTCAACAGACAATGACGAGAACAAGCAGATGAATTGTTTTTACGAAAGTTTACCTTGGAAAATACGTGCTAATTTTAAAGAAATTGTAAAGAATGCCATTTCATCAGCTAATGATATAATGCAGAAATACGACGTGAGCCAAGTGTCATTAGAACAGCAAATATACCTGATGAAGGCGGATGATATAGTAAAGGAAAAGGCAATGTTAAAATTAAAAGAAATCAAGGGCAAGCCTGACGAGATGGGGCTGAAAGCGAAGCAGTATATAGAAGGTCTTATCAAGATACCATTTGGTGTATATCGAGAAGAACCGTCTTTGAAAGAAATCAAAATATTAAATGAATGGTATCGACGTATCATAAATATCATACAAACGACATTTCCTGCATACAAACCGGTGAACAAAACAAAGTATACGGTTCTCGATATAATGAAAGGAATTCGATCCATAGAAAAACACACAGATGAGAACATTGTTCCCGTGTTTCATGCGATGTTGACTACGATGTCGTTGAAAGAGATAAATGCGGTAATACAATATATTAATTCTTATAAAAAGTTATATACAAGTCAGTCTCGAATAACAGTGTCAAATAAATCAAAGAATATACAAATAACTAAAATAAGTGAATTCATTGCGAACATCCGGTCAATTCACCCATCATTTTTGTATGAATTATACGACAAATTTATAAACAATACAGGTTCTCCCTTGACTAGTATAATAACCGATTCTACGTTGTTAAATAAAAATATACAAAAGGTAGAAAATACATTGGCCGAGGTATTAGGTGTATTAGATAATTCAATATATGCACATAACCATGCAAAAAACCAGATAATGAAAATAATAGGCCAATGGATGAATGGTGAACAAACCGGATATTGTTTTGGGTTTGAGGGCAGTCCGGGTGTAGGTAAAACATCCCTAGCAAAGAAGGGGTTATCACAATGTTTAAAGGATACAGATGGAAGTTCTCGACCATTCTCGTTTATTGCATTGGGAGGTTCTTGTAATGGGTCGACCTTAGAAGGTCATGGATATACCTATATGAATTCTACATGGGGTAAGATAGTAGATATATTAATGGAAACGAAATGCATGAACCCGATTATATATGTAGATGAGCTGGACAAAGTAAGTAAGACCGAGAACGGCCGTGAGATAATCGGCATATTTACTCACCTAATAGATCAGACACAAAACGATACATTCCAAGACAAGTATTTTAATGGTATCAATATAGATTTATCAAAGGCTCTGTTCATCTTTTCGTACAATGACCCAGAACAGATAGATAGTATATTATTGGATCGCATACACCGTATAAAGTTTGAAAATTTAACACTGGATGATAAAATGGTGATAGTGCGTGATTACATATTACCAGAGATAAACAAGAAGATGGGTTTTGACAACATAGTTGAGTTATCTGACGAAATGATACAACATATAATAGAAAAGTATACAATAGAACCGGGTGTAAGAAAACTAAAAGAGATTTTGTTCGATTTATATGGTGAAATCAATCTAGACATTTTAAAGAATGCGAGTGAAGTAGAAATTGAATTGCCAATACAGATTACTGAGACCAACTTGGAGAACAAATACCTATCAAAATACCACAAAATAGTCGAGAAAACAATACATAAAGAGAACGAAGTCGGAATAATAAATGGATTATGGGCGAATGCTCTGGGTAGAGGAGGCATAATACCAATACAATCATTATTGTATCCATCATCATCGTTTTTGGAATTAAGGCTTACCGGGTTGCAAGGCGATGTAATGAAAGAGAGCATGAATGTAGCAAAGACATTGGCATGGAATTTAACTCCGAATAAAGTAAAGTCCAACCTACTATCTCAGTTTAAAGAAACCCAATGTCAAGGTCTACATATACATTGTCCAGAAGGGGCCATATCAAAGGACGGGCCATCTGCTGGTGCGGCGATTACCGCCGCAATATACAGCATCTTTAATAACAAAAAGATATATAACAATATCGCAATCACTGGCGAAATAAATTTACAAGGAGAGGTCACGGCAATAGGTGGTTTAGATATAAAGATTGCGGGGGGGATTAAAGCTGGAATAAAGATGTTTTTATATCCCGAAAGCAATCATCGGGACTTTCAAAAATGGGAAAAAACGGCGAAAGTGCCAGACGACGTGTCATTCTACAAAGTGTCCACAATCAAAGACGTATTTAAACATGTATTTGTCTAAGGGTGGCCAACAAAGAAATATACGACTATATTATAATAATAAATATTAGATGGATGCAAATTTATTAGTATTTGGATACCTATTCTTACGCCTGGCACCGTTTATATTGGCATGTTTTTTCACATTAGCATCGCTATTTAATAGTGATTATAAAGGAATAATTTATTTAGGAGGTCTGATAATTACAAGTGTAGTAACCATGATGGTGTCTAAAATCCCACCGGTAAACATGTTACCGCACCTAGACAATTCGCCTGAAATATGTCGTTTATTTTCACTTGCACAAACCGATGACCTATCAGCGCTTCCTTTGGGTCAAGCCATGTTAACGTTTACGTTTGGATATTTATTGTATCCTCTAAGAAAGAACAACTTAGTAACTGCAAATATACCAACGATTATATTCTTCTCGCTATTAATTTTCTTTGATTTCATATGGAACCTTTATACGAGCTGTTATTTGATTTGGCAGTTAATATTATCGGCAGTTATTGGAACCCTAGGAGGTATCTTCTGGGCTAAGATCATATCCAACAATGGCAGAAATAGTCGCCACTTATATTTCACTAGTCTTTCTGAGAAGGAGACATGTAGCAAGCCATCCAAATCTACATTTAAATGTACGGTATATAAGAATGGAGAAAAACTAATATCAAAAAATATTGGCGGTTAAACCAACCACATATTCACAGTCATAAACTGGTTCAAAATAGAATGGTAATTAGAAGGTATCATTCTATTCATATTCAAAATGTTCAATATTGTCAAAAATCCATTGCTTAATATTTTTAATAACTCGTTGTCTATGCATTTCTTCGGATATCAAATGAATATTACGTGTTTTTTCGCGAAAATGGATCATGAAGTTATTGGCAATCGGTTTGTAGTTGCCAGAGGCATATGTAGTATCTAAATCCGAATAAGAGAATAAGGCATAGCGTTTGCGTGCATTCACCTCATTATGAAACAAAAATAAAAACTTCTTTAATTCTTCCTTGGATCTGACATTTGAGAGATGATGTTTTTTTAGATATTCTCGTGCATGTGCTGAACAACTAGGACATGGCAAGTTCGTACAAATATTATAAACAGTACCTAACATCTCTTTACTAATCTGTGCAAAAGAAGTATCTTTCACCTT